AACAAATGGTAGAGTTAATAAGTTAGAAGATAGAGTTCAGCTTATTGATGATGGCATTTATGATAAATTAGAAATTGTTGAGTCAAAAATAAATACCTTGAAGAATAATGATATGGAGCATATACTCCATTGCCCACTTAGTTCAAAAGTTAAAGAATTAGAAGATCAACAAATATCTTCTAAAACTATGAAAAAAGTAATTATAACAGGTGTATCAATTATTGCAACAATTGTGGCAATAGTATTGGGGTTAATGAAAATATTAACTGGAAATTTTACGTAGAATCATTCCTCTACATAATCTTTATTTAACTCAATAAATTTCAGTGTTGATAGAAATTCACGTTGTTCAATAATTTTTGGTAATTTATTATCCATTTCAATAAATGTATTATAAATAACATTTAATAACGTTTCATAATCTATATCAACACTAACATTATTTGATACAATATCAATAAAATTGATTTTATGCTTATATTGTGCTGTTAAAGTAATAATATTCTCTAATGGTTTGATTTCAACAAACAATTGTTTTGTTTTATCACCCTCTAATCTAATATAATGTTTCATAATTTATTTTTTATCTTCTTCTAACCATTTATAACCCTTATATATATTTGTTTTACTCTTACGACAAGCATGTGCAATACAACCATCATTACAATTAAGATTTCTTGCTGCTTCTTTAATAGATGAAAATACTTTAATCACATTATCATCTAATAAACTAATCTGTTTAATCTTAATACTTTTATTTGAATTACTTGGTTTTTCAATACAATTTTTAATTTTATTTTTTAATAGTGATTTATTTAAATCATAATCTTCTTTATATATCCAAATATAACCACCACCACTATTTCTTTTATTTATTAAACAAAATGATATTGATGATTGCGATATACCTGTTTTAATTGTTGCATTTTTAATTGACGTAAACTCATTAATTAATTTACCATTAGTCATATCAAACATATATAACGATTTAATATTATGTGCTGGCTTATTATATCTATAATGTTTTTCACCTCGACAAGAATCCCCAATAGCTTTTCTATGTTCAGCACTAAATTCCCTTTTATTAACAAATCCATACGTTTCACCACCACATATCACATTTTTTAACTCATTACCATTATAATAATTAATCCAATATTTTTCTTTTATATTTATATCAATACAATCAACCTCTTCAATTAATTTAATTATTGGGGTTAAACTTAAAGATTTAAGTTCATTTATCCAAACATATACTGGTATATCTTTTATTTTTTCATAAGTACTATTTCGTAAATGTTCCTTAAATCTTTTATTTAATGTAAACATAGTTTTACCAACATACTTAACAATGTTATCACGAGGGTCAATCAACGAGTATATAAATCCAGTCATAATGTAAATTTATTATAAATAGTTGAGAATAAATTATTTTATCACGTAATACCAAGGAAACTATTTTCTATCTTCTTCATTAAACACTTTATCAATTATGAGTTCGTACCGGGCTCTAGTCACTGCAACATATTTTAAATTCATTTCTTGACCATACTGCCAACCATGACTGTTAGGTAACGGCATCAAGTCTGGTCTAATAATAAAAACTCTATCACTCTCACTACCCTTAGCTTTATGTACTGTTGATAGAATAATTCCATCACCATTATCATTTGAGAATATTTTAGTGATTTTATTTTTTAAATCAATAGCATCCTTAGATAATTTAGCCAAAAATAATAACGTAGTTACTTTATCCTCTAATGCGACATAACCACTATGGTCGTTAGGGTTCAAAATACCCATTTTTCTTAGATTCTGACGATACTTTTCTAATTCAAGTTCCCAATGGTCAATTATGTTAGAAGTTGTCTTTAAATCGCCAATTAACTCAATTAAATTAACACCTATATCACCACCTCTAATAATTGCCCTTTTACCGTCAACAATTAAATTAAAGAATAATTTAACAAGTGGCATAGTTGTTCTACATAAAACCATATCACCGTTCGTGACTTCATTAATTACATCACCTTCTCTTACAATACCATCTGGTGCGGTATCTAATGCTTTAATATCAGGTACTATTTCATTAGCGTATTTTATTATGTTTTTAGCACACCTAAATGAATATGTTAATGTAAGTGTTTTAATGTTTGGGTAATTCTCGAAATAATCAAAAGTTTTATCACCAGTACCATTAAAACCATAAATATTTTGCATTTTATCACCTATAACAATTAATCTACCAATGGTTTTTCCTAATTTATCTTTCTTTAATATTTTTTCAATGATTTTAACCTGACATCTATTAATATCTTGAATTTCATCAACAAATACATAATCCTGTGGAAACATCCAAATACTATTATCGATTGCAGGTAGGTAAACCATATCAACAAAGTCAAACGTACTTCTATCAGTAGTCGCTTCATCAAGAACCTTTAATACTCTTTTAAAATCACTATTTTTTGATAATCTAATCTCATATCTATCGGCAACATAACCCATATAATCTAGTTTTGTTGTTATAGTTAATCGACATAAGTTAACCATTTTTTTTAACTCATACTGATAATCTTTAATCTCTTCATATGTTTTAAACTCACCACTCAAATCCCAAGACTTTGATTTTTTATTAATTATTTTATCAATCTTAAATTCATCCAATTTAATCTTGTCACCATATTTACGCATGATTGCAGCATTACCTAACCCATAGGTTGTGTAACACCTAACATGTTCTGGAAGTTTAGTTTTTAACTCTTCCTGAATATGTTTATTATAAGCCAAAAATGTAATAGATTTACTATTATCAATTAATTTAACTGCTTCAACAATAGTGGTTGTCTTTCCAGCACCTGCGTAAGCATTAATTAATAGATTTTCATCTCTATTTTTAACAAAATGAAATATTCTTTTCTGTTCTTCTGTAGGAGCAAAACCCATTATTTATCTGATTTAATTTTATTAACATATTTCTCAAACTCTTCTGGACTAGATTGATACAACTTGAATAAAAACATACTAATCTCAACTGTTTTTACGTTCTGAATAGTTGAACCCTCATCATTATTTGGTGCTTCAACTTCAACCTCAAATATTGGACATTGGTGAATTACCTTAATAATTTCCTTTAATGTAAACTTCTTTTCTTCCATATCTAATCAATTAATATCCATTCATTATCAAAATAACTATATCTTTTATTCTCATTAACAACGAAAACAGTAATACCTTCATCAGCATTAAAAAGCATATGTTCATAAAACATTTCATTATTAACAATTGAGTCACTAAGTTCAAATAAATCATCATATGTTATAACTGAAAATAAATATTCTTTTGACTCTAATTTTCTTATCGAACCTTGATTACGGAAATGATCAAGTATTATATCGTCCATATGTCCCGATAGATGATTTAGAAAATCAAACGTAAACTCCATGTCGTGAACTAATTTTTCGTTATATTCACTATTATTTAAATTACTATCAACATAAGAGTTTCTGGCTGAATATATAATATATTTTGCCATTTCAATGACCATATATTTATCAAATGGTTTATCTAAATATTTCTCATCTAAAACAATCATCGGTTTTCCATTACCATCCAAATCTATTTTGTATTCAATATTATACATATAAAATATTTTTAAGTATTTATTAGAAATGCAAATATAGATAATTATGGCGATAATATCAACACCTGACAAAAATAAATTATTTACTCATATAAAACATGAGTTAGGGTATCCATTAGTACCCTTTGAAATAGAGGATAAGATGCTAAATTCTTATCTTGATATGGTTATTGAAGATTATTCAGCATTAGTTAATAATTGGTTAATACATCAACAATGGGTTGGCTTAGAGGGAAACGATAAAAATAATGTTGATTTTCTACAAACCTTTACAGCTAAATCAAATAAGTACATGCAATCATTTACTTATGCATATTCTAAACAAGTTGGTATGGGTACAAATGCACCTGCTGCACGTGGATGGGAGTTAAAACGTGATTTTATTCTCACTGTAGAACATACACAACATTATGTAATACCTGCTGGTAGAGAATTAAATGAAGTGTTATGGGATACACCACCTTCAATTGATAGTGGTACTATTGATCCATTTGCATTGAATGCATGGTCTCCCGGTATGAGTGGTTGGAGTGTAATGGGTACACCTGCACAATATGTACAACCAACCTATAGTACTTTATTAACTGCTCAAGATCGTAGACTGAAACAACACGTATTACAATCATCATTAACATATAGAATTACTGGTTTAGAATCAGGTGAAAAACTCTTACATTTATATCCAGTACCGGGTGATAGACATGAAATCGCTGGTGCTTGGGGTAAACATTATGCTGGTCGTAAGGTATGGTATTGGTATTATGATACTGGTGGATTAACTGCTAAAGATAGAAAGAAATGTTTAAAAGCAAATAAAGATATTATTAAATTACCATCTGATGCGCCAACGGAAGTATTGGAGTGGGAAGATTTGAATGATGTAGCTAAACAGCAAATAAGAAATTTTTTAATTGCTAAAGTTAAAATGGTTTTAGGTGGAGTTAGAGGTTTCTTTACTGGTGAAATTGCTAGTGCTGATAAACAATTAGTGTTAGATTATCGTCACTTATTAGATGAAGGTAAAGAACTAAAAGAAGCAACTGAAAAACAAATTACTGATGCTCTTGATAAGTTATCACAGGTTAATTTAACTGATGAAAGAGCAAGAATTGCTGAAAGTATAAATCGTGAGAGAGGATTTCAACCATTTCGTACACCAATTATACCTATTTAATTATTTATCAATTAATTCAATAATGAGATCACATATTTTTTTTATGGCGATCTCATTATTTTTTAAAAACTCTTCTTCATTAATTCTAATAATATTACATCCAAAATTAGTATTTATAAAATCTTCTTTAATTTTATCTCTTTCAGTCTGTCTT